CTGCCGCCGCTGACTGTGGACTTGCGGTCCGCAAACAAAGGCATACGAGGATCATTGTTTCGCATGAAGTGGTTGTCCACCGATTCCATCTGGTTTTGTGCTTGTCGGTCGTAGTAGTCGTCCCGAGCGCGTGCCCGTTCCGCCACCATCTTGCAAAGCATGAGTCCGCCAATTTCGACGTTCCCGGTCTTTGCGCTACCTTCAATCATCAATTCTGGATGATCTTCTGCCTTGACTGGCTCCCAACCGTCGCGCATCTTTCGAGACACGTTGGTGGGTTCAGCTTGCCCTAATATGTGGGTGGCCACCCAGCGGTACACATATCCTGGCTCCGGGGTCGGATCAGGCAGTGCCGAGGAAGGCGTATACACATAACGGGTTTGCTTGTCGCGTGACACGAGATCACGGGGGGTACGGTTTTCAGCCATTTTGACTCTCCAATTTTGCTACTTGAGCAGCATACTGCTGCGGGGTTAATCCAAATTTCTTTGCCAGTGCGACCTGGGTCTGAGTGAGTTGGACTTTCTTGGCACCCGACGAACGGGTCGCGGGCGCTGCAACGGCAGCAGGTCGTCTTGGGGAATCACCCGACCTTGGCTTGTCTTCTGTACCACCGAAAACTTCGGGGAACTTGGACTTCACGCGAGCATCGATTTGCTCGAAATAATCATCACTGCGGGGATCGACCCCGTTGTTGACTAGTTTTTGATGCAGCCCTAGTGCAAAGCTGGTGACTTCTTCGAACCCGTTGGAACCAAACCACTGGTTTTTTGCCTGCCAGCGCAGGGTTTTTTCGTCTGGTTGCGCTTGTTCGGGTGCGCTTTGACGCGTTTGTACATCATATTCTTCGGTTTGTAAAGGGGGTGGGCGAAAACTTTTCGCTTGCTCCAACTTCCACTTGGCGTCAGTAAGTGCTTCCTGCGCTGCAATTATGGCGTCAGTGTCAAACGCTTCCTGGGCATCCTTGTACTGGCGGCGGGCTTTCTCCAGTTCGGCTTCCGCCGCTGTTTTGGCCATGGTGCCGTACTGTTCTGACCCAGTTGAAACGTACTGTTTTAACTGCTTGTTCTCGTTGATGAGCTGCTGTGCAAGACGCTCGAGTTCTTGCTTCTCGCGCATGGTGGCTTCTTTGGCCCGGCGCTCGTCGTGGCGTGCGTGGGTCAACTCCTTGATGCGTCCTTTGACTTTATCGGAGTAGTTCTCGATTTCGTCGTCCGTGGGGTCTTCCACCTCCCGGTCCAGGGGCTTGCGGCCTCTGTCTTGGATGGGGGTATCGTCAACGACTTCGACTTCTACGTCACCGTCGTCCCCCACGGACACATTGACCTGGGAAGTCTTTTCGTCATCCAGTTCGTCTGGGAACTTGTATTGTTCAGCCATGTCTACTCCATCAAGCGCGGGTTAACCCGCGAGGGTCTTGCACAACAGCATCGACTTGATCGTCGTTAATCAAGCGAAACTCTTTACCGAAAATTTTGAAGCGCGTACCAGAATAAGTACGTACCAGTACAAAGTCGCCTGCCTTGCACCACGCGCCTGCGGGGAACTTGGTAGTGTCTTTGTATGCGTCAGGGCCGACCTTGAGCACAAACAGAACAGTTGTGGCGTGTTCTTCTTGGCGCATGACGGATGATGCTTTAACGAGATCAAGCTCAGTGCCATCAATCTTTTCAGATATGTCGGGCACCGCACACAGCAGCTTCCAGCCTGTTGGCTCTGGCAGCATGGTTGCTTTCTCATCGTTGTTTGCGTCTTCTGCCGGGGCATCGACGGGTTGGATTGCTTCAGGCAGGGCAAATTGCCCCGGTTCAAGTGCGAGTTCACTCATCGGATTTTTCAACTTTCTCTGCAAGGTCAATGATGTAACGCTCTGCGATAGCCAGACCCTGAATGGTTCCGCAAAGTTTTTGGTACTCGTCAAAATTGCGACACGCACCACCAGCACAGTCATCTGCGTAGTTGTTCATGTCGTTGCGTATTTGTTCGCGCAATACGCGTGCGAAATCTTGAATCATTCTTTAGGGGTTTCCTTTCGTGGTTGGTTTTCTCTACGCTTAAGCAACTGGTCATCAACCCGCAGCAGGGCATCCCCCATCTTTTGCTGGTTGTTGAACTGTTGTTCTTTTTGGGACATCTGGAACTTGCCTGCGTTTTCTGCCGCTTTGAGTGCCTGATCTTCTTTGTCCATTCGGTATTTGCCCGCCTTTGCCATGGCGTCGATTTGCAGTTTCTTCTCTTCGATGGCCAGCTTGCCAGTAACTTCCTTGTCCTTGATGCTGACTTCTTGCTGACGAATCTGCAACTCTTGCTTTTGCATCTGTAGTACAGGGTCTTGTTGCTGCTGCTGAGCCTGCTGTTGCGCGGCTTGCTGTTGGCTTTGCTGGAGCACTTGCTGTGCTGCCTGGGCCATCATCCCTGACAGCGCCGTCTCGATCTGCGGTGGCAGCTTCTCATCTGCTGGGGGCAGTGGCATACCAAGCTGCTGCTCAATTTTTTGGCGGTACGCAAAGCCTACGTGCTCGGCAACGTGCGCCATCATCGCCGCTTGAATCTGCGGTGCCTTGGGGTTTTGACCAATCAACTGCATGACGATGGGGTCTTGCATGGCCATCGTGTGCACCTTGATGTGCGACTCGTGGTCTTGGTAGAAGAACGCCTTGAGCGGCTCCAACTTAAGCGCGGCCATGTTCTCAGACACGGGGTCTTTGGGCTTTTGGTCGTCAGGCAGGGGCACGAGCTTGTCTGCGTCCTTGATGCCCAACACCTCCAGCATCTGGCGGTGCAACTGGGGCAAGTCGTAGATGTCCGGGGCCATCTGTGCCATCTGGATGACTGCTTGGTACTGCACAACCCGCTGGCTCATGGTGGCCGCGTTGGGGTCGCTCACCGGGATGATGTCAACGTGGTTGTAGTCCTCTTGCTTGGCGCGTCGTGTGGACTTGTCTGGGTCGTAGTCGTACTCGGGGTCTGTGTAGTCCCGAATCAGCCCGGCCAGCAGTTGCAACTCTTGCTTGAAGCTGTAGTGCAACCGGGCCTGGACCGCCGACATCACCTTCAACTGACGCTCCAAGAGAGCCAGCGTGGTGCCCACAGGCGCTTGTGCGCTCATGTCTGACACCTTCATATCCGCCGTGGCGGCAAACCGTCTGCCTTCCTCCACGATGGTGCCCAGCAACTGGTACAGAACGCCGCTTGGCTCCTTGTACGGCAGGGGCAGGATGTTGTCGCGCAGTGCCCCAGAGCCGATGTCTACGTCCCTGAACTCGCCGGGCTGGATCGGTGTGTCGTCACCCTTAATGCGAAGTCCACGAGATTTGAGACCTCCTGGGAGGTTCGACAGCGTTCCTGCATCGACAAGCTGACGCATGATGCTGGTGGCTGACTTGGCAAATCCCCCAATGAGGTGGAAGAGGCCAAAGCCGTAAGCCCCAAAGCCTGGGATGTATTGGTAGTGGACAAAATGCTGTCGCTTGAGTCGGAGTTCATCGTCTTGCTTCCAGTTGCGGCGGACAGCCAACACCTCATTGGTCCCTTTTATTAGGGTAACTACGTATGGTAAGGCGATGCCAGTCTCTTCGCCGTCACCATCTTTGTCTTGATAGCCCTCCAAGTCCAGGTCAACGTGGCACTCAAAAATAATGTAGCGCTCGTCGTTCAGGTCACTGAACCCCGTCTCCTTGTCCTTGGCTTTCTGGATGTTGGTCTGCTCCCTGGACGCATCGGGCAACTCAACGTCACGATAGAACCCAGCTTTCTGGAGCTTCACAATCTCGTTCTTGGTCTTGCGCATCACATGGGTGACGCGGTAGCAGGTGTCCAAGTCCGTGGCCCCGTAGGGCAGGATGATGTCTTCAGCCGGGATGAACATCGACACCTGACGGCCCAGGCTTGGGTCGTAGTACACCTTCTTGAACGCGCTACCAGTAGCTGGCAGGCTCCACAGCATGCGCTCATGCTCAGGCCGGAACTCACGCATCACTTCTGTCAGCTCGTAGTTCATGTCGAACTCAACACGAACAGCGGCTTCTTGTTTCTGCGGGGTCTGCTTGCCCAGTATTTTGGTACGCACCGGGCCTTGCGCGGGGAAGGTCTCCGTGATCGTCTCAGACTGGAAGCGCACAACCGCCTCGGTAATCATCGGGTGGAACACGCCAGATGCGCCGTTCCAAGGTTCTGTGCGCTCCTCGTACTGGAGGCCCAGCAGCTTTAACCCCTCGGTGTAGGCTTTCTCCCAGTCCTTGCGGGAGTTCTTGTCGTTCTCGATGTCCCCTGCCAAGTCCCCGGCCAGGGTCTCCAAGGCAGACTGGTCCATCTCCTCGGCCAAGTTGTCATTGAACGTGTCGTCTTCTTCGTCGCCAGGGCGGATGGACAGCTCCAAGTCCCCGGCGTGGATGTTGACTTCCTCGGGGTCGATGATCTCAATCTCGATCGGCTCTTCTTGCTCTCCCAGTTCGTCGATGCCCTGGGGCTGTTGGTAAAGCGCTTTGTCGATATTGGTTGCCATGTCTGTCCTTAGTAATACGCCGCCTTGCGGCGGAAGTAGATGGGGTCGTCTTTCTCGTCGGTGTCCAAACTGATGAACCCGCCCTGTCTGAACCGCAGCAACGCCTGGGAGGTCGTGTCCACGTAGTCATCGTTCTCGCCGTTGGGGAAGGATGCCACCTCCTCGATGACCTCCCTGGCCCAGCGTGTGTCTGGTGCCCAGACTGTACCTGAAGTGAACAAATCCGCAACCGCGTTCAGACGCACGATCTTGTCGTTGCCCCTGGAGGGGTTGGTCTCTTGCACAGGTATGCCCATCCTGCGCAGCTCTTGTATCAACGGCGCTCCTGCGGCCTTCTTCTCCACAATAAACGCATCTGGCTCCCACTCTTTGTAGTGCTTGAGCGCAGTGGCCTTCAACTCAGGAAACTGCATCCGGTCTTTGAACGCATCCAGCAGTATGACCTGCGCGGCATCGTGCTCTTCCTCGTTGTAGAACACCCCCCAGGTTGTGCACGCCGAATAGTCAGCGCTGGTCTTGGCTTCAAACGCAGTGTCCCAGGACTGGATGATGTACTCACAGGAGGGCGGCTCTTCGCCCTCCCAGATGCGCCAGTTCTTTCTGGAGATGATGGCCGCGTTGTCGCTGGTGGGCTGCTGCATGTACTGCGCGTTCCAATACTGGGGGTCGATCGACGCTTTGGCCGACTTCAACGCAGCCAGGGGCCACTGCTCTGGCCACAGGGACTTCTCGTCGTCCGTGCCTTCGTTCAGTATGGCGGGCAGCTCCACGATCTCCCATGCGGGTGCGTTGGGGTTCTTGGTCTGGTAGTCAATCAGCCGCCCGGTCAGGTCCAACTTGCCCCAGCGGGTCATCACCACAATGATTCCGCCCCCTGGCATCAAGCGCTGGAGGGGCCCCGTTTGGAACCAGCTCCACGCCGTGTCAAACGCTAGACGGCTGTTGGCTTTGACGTCCTGTTCCGAGTGAGGGTCATCCACAACAAACAGATCGGCACCCCTACCAGCCAGAGCACCACCGACGCCAGCAGCGTAATACTGACCCCCAGCGCTAGTACCCCATTTTCCAGCAGCTTTTTGGTCATCGGCAACAACAGTGTGGGGGAAAAGCTCACGGTAATCCTCGCTTGCGATCAAATTGCGGACCTTGCGGCCAAAGTCTTCGGACAAAGACGCGGTGTGCGTCCCCATGATGATCTTCTTATTAGGGTATTTACCTAGAAAGTAGGCTGGGAACAGGTAAGAACTGAATTCTGACTTGCCCATACGGGGGGCAATGTTGATGATGACCCGGTTTTTGCGCCCCTCGATCACATCGGTGAAGATTTTGGCCAGTTTCCTGTGGTGTGGACCTACTTTAAACCCCGGATAGACCCGCTGGGCGAACGGAATCATGTCTTGGCGTGCTGCGGCCACCCCATAGCGCTTCTCGCGCTCCTCCAGCATGTCAAACAGCTCCATCTTCTCCTTGAGAGAAAGAGTCGGGAGCGCCTTTTGAATGGCGGCGACCTCAGTTGGGGAGAGCGTCAGGTCGTTGAGCTTCATCAGCCGTATGTGTGTGAGTGCTAACTTCTATGTCTTCGATCACAGCAGCGTCTGCGACGCCCATGAACCTGTTGAGCTTGTCCTTGATCTTCTGGTCAATCTCGTTGTCCGACAGGTCAGCACGCTTGACCTCGATGCGTTCAGTGAACAGCCCGATCTCTGTGACCCGCCCGAGCATATCCAGCGCCTTGAGCCTGATCCGAGCGTCGGGGTGGTTTGTCTCCTCCAGTATCTTGGCCACCGCCATGCCGCGCAGCTCCTTGGCTTGCTCGACAAACTCCCAGTCGTAGGCCGAGAGCATGGTGACCAGATGGCGTACCGCCTCTGGAGTCTTGAGTTGGGTGAGTTGGTGTTTCGTTTCCGCAACAGGTTGTGCGGTAGCCAGCGCGGAGAACACTTTGCGTGCGGCGTTGGCCTGTGCTTGCTCGAGTACTTTCTGGTCGCTGTCAACGCCCATGCTCTCCAGCCACTCGGTGGTCTTGACCTGGGCGTTCAAGATTTCTTCAGGAGACGCCGCATCCAGCCCACGCACGGCTTTGCGTTCGTAGGAATCTACGGGGGGATGAAAATCTATTAAGTGATCCAGCATACGCGCATAAGCCCTTGAACCTGCGATGGGGCTAATGTACACTCAATCCCGGTAAGTGTGCAAGCAGTTGCCGGTTGGCCTACGGCCAGCAAGCAAAAATGCTCATTTGCTTCTCCTCCGGGGGTTTGTGATTATCCCCCTCTTCAACCCCTGACTGGCAACGGTCAGGGGCTTTTTTCATTTGGGGGGTGTTGGCTGGTAGTTCCCCTTTTCCACTTGCGTGTGCCTACACGGCTCCTCATTTAAACCAAGCCTCTCTATTGGTCACCAACACGGGTAGTATACCCCCTGTCAATCGTTTGACAAGGGTTTTGTGGAATTTTTTAAAAAATTTATGGGGGTAGTGAAAAGGATTACAGGAAATTGGGATTGCGCCACAGAAACAGTGTTCACACATGGCAGGGTCTCGCTGTCCAGAACGGGTTGGTGGGGGTATGGTGGGGTCTAAAGGTTTCGGTTTTTCCTGCTACTGAGGGCTATCGTTTTACCTGTTGTGGTATACTAGAGGCATCGGTTGGGGGAACTCAGCCGCTGTGTCGCCCCGCCACTTAGCGGGGCATCCTTATTGGAGATTCACCATGAAACAAGCATTCAATGCTCTCTCACTGCGCAAAGCCCTCGGCATCACTGACACTCAGTATCAAGCCGTGAAACCAACCCTCGAACTTGCAGACAGTGTGTCTGTGACCCTTGCGGCCAAGCTCATGGAATTGGGCATTGCGGACAAGACCACGGCTCGGCCATTCGTTGTGTTCTACATTGCCGAGGTGCGCAAGGGTGCAATGGCCTTGATCTACGAGGGTCAACGAGGTGTGACCTTTGGCAATGGCAACAAGTACGAGCGACAAGTCACGCGAATTCTGAGCAAAATCTTTGACGATGTGCAAGCCGAGCGCAAGCCCAGCAAGACCAGCGGCAAGGTTGACAAGGTGGCTGAGCTGTTCGAGCAATGGCAAGCCCTGTCCGCCGCCGAGAAGCGCCGCTTCACAACCCTTCAACTCAAAGCTGACTGACAGACAGTTTGTCTGCGAGTTTTCCACGGCGGTGTGCCTGAGAGGGTGTGCCGCTGTTTCTTTTCCTGTCCAACGGAGTTTCACCATGACACACGACCAACTGCAACACATCCTCTCTGCGCTCATCCGCACCGAGCACAAAACCAAAGGCGCTATGACCAAGGACGAATACTGGGCGACTGTCGCCCTCGCCCAAGAACTGCAAGCCCCTCAATTCATCACCGAGTACTTTGCTGCCAAAGCAGTCACCGCCCAAGAGTAAGGCACTCTCCCAGCCCATGCCCAGCGTGGGTTGTGGGGGCAATCTTGCCCGTTCAACTCAGGAGATTCACCATGCGTTCAACCCACTTCCCCCTGCTCAAAGATCGTGGCACCCTCACCCTGCCCACTGGTCGCTGGCTCATTCAAGACTACTTCCCCCAATACCCCAAGCGGGACTTCCGCATCACCACTGTGCAGAACCGCGACACCCTGCGCTCTATGTCCTTTGCGTCTGATGCCGCCTTCGAGTCCTGGCTTGAGGTCAACTGCCAACCAGTGCAACTCCCCCTGCTGTGAGAGCGACTTGCAGACACAATGTCTGCAAGTTCGTGATAAATAGCAAAAAGTAATACTAAAAAGTTCGTATCACCTATTTAACAACTTGGACACGAGCACAGACACCTCCAAACCCGCATGGATACTGGCGTCAGGCTTTCCGGTGGCTATATATCTATATTTTTATTTATATTTATATATAGGGGAGTGGGTATGTATGGGTTTGCCCCCGCTTCCAGCCTTTGTCTTTTGTTTTTGCGGGCTTTGCTTTTTGCGAATACCAAAAACAACAGATACCTTGCCACCGGATATGCTAAACCCTTGCAGTCATTGACTTTTTCACTGTCTTTGCTCGTGTCCATTTTGTTTAATAGGTGATACTTCCGGATAGCACCTTACAAAAACATGATAAATAGCGTATACTTCAAGCCCCACTCACACACGAAAGGCACACAGCCATGTTCGAAAACAAAAACACACGCCTTGTGCGACTACCCCCACGCCTGTTGTTGGCCGAAGCCAACCGCCTGACCAAAGGGGTGCCGTACCTGCAAGGCACGCTATTTAACGCAGTAATGCAGAAGAAGAAACTGGCCCGCAGTCAACGCAACAAGAAGGCAGCACACGCCAGATTGTGGAAACCCATCATCAACACCGCTAAATACGAGCGCCGAAATGTGCGCGTGATGCACGATTACCAAGCCCGCTTGCCCGAACCGACCCCTCGCCTTGAAGCATTGGGTTTGTATCTGGTGGTACTGGATAAGGTCATCGAGCAGCTTGAAGCGCACATTGCCTTGGGTGAGTACACGCCAGCACAGTATGCAAAGGAGCACAACTTGCCCAATGTGGGGGTGCATTGGTCTGACTGGGTGAAGGAATCCCACAAGCGAAACCTGACCGCAGTCTTTGCCGCACTGCCCAGGCTGGGGCGCAAGCACAAGCACCCCTTTGCCCGCACAGTACCCAAGCCCATATTCGAGAAGCAACACGCCCAACTTGTCAAACGCACAACCAGCGACTTGGACAACGAGCGCAAGCGCTTGGCCGATGACCCGAACGACGGTAACTCATTCAAAAAAATAAAACAGATGATGCGTGTGCTGGCCGTGCTCAGAGATATGAAAGACCCCCAAGCCCTGCCCAACACATGGCACGGGCTGGCCCATCAGAAGGACGAGGAATAAAACTTGCAGACACCGTGTCTGCGAGTTGTCGGTCTGCCGCCTGCCGACTCAGGCGGTACTTTAAGGAGAAGAGAAATGAAGATGCACAACATCTATTTTGTGGAAGTTACCGACACCTACGGAGGCGAAGCCAACTACTCGTGGGTCAAGCGGTTCAAAGTACACGCCAACACCGAGCGGGGGGCCATGCGCAAGGTAGCCCGCCACATGGGGTATGGCGGCGGGACATCCCGAGACTGGGACACGGGCGACACAGCACGCTGGGTGTGGAAGCACGCCTGTGTCTGTGCGTTCGTGCAAGGGTACGAAGACCAAGACGAGCACCTCATGGGTGTCGAGTCAATCTAAACCAAAGGAGAAAGCAAATGAACGAAGTCAAAGCAACAACGGCCCAAGTGGTGTGGGAAATCCTCAACGCCGCACTGTATGACCTGACCAAAGGCAACCCAGCCGATGGCATCGCCGCCATTGAGGAAGCGATTCAACTGTTGGAAGGAGAAAGCAAATGAAAGCGAAGACAAACTGGAATGAGCGTGCGGTGATGGCGCTCTACTACCTAGCAAAAATGGTGGAGGGTGTGCTGTACATCTTCTCGCTTGGTTACATACGCACAAACCTGGGCGGAAACATTCTGTTTTCAGATTGGGCAACAGACTTCACAGAAAGAGGAGAAAGCAGATGAGATACGCAGAATTGCCAGACGAAGCATTCACTGCAACAGCAACGCCGATACCCACACGGACGATAGTCGTTTACGACTGGGAGGCCATGCACCGCATCATGGTGGAGAAGGGGTTTGTCGTCATCGAGTCCGATGTGCTGCGCCCCACCAAAGCAGGCGCAACAGAGGCGGTGCTTGTGAAGATGTTCAACAGCTACATCAGGCAGACCAAGAAACTCAAGCTGCGCACCGCACGGATCGGCAAGACACGCTGGTTCTGCACACTTTAACCAACGAAGGAGAAGTGAAATGAAGAAATTCAAAGTGCAGGTTGTGATGACCTACTGGCAGACCATAGAGGTTGACGCTGAGAGTAAGGCAGAGGCCGAGGCCACTGCGCTCGATGCGTTCGACATCAAGCAATCCCGCATGGGCGAGGGTGAGGTGTGTGACATTGAGGAAATCAAAGGAGAAAGCAAATGAGTGCAATACAACTGGACTACGCCATGCTGCACAAGGCAGCGCAACAGATGGAGAAGGAAGGCGGCAGCTTCGCAGGGCACATCGCCCGAGCGTTCTATGTGGCAGACAGCACCAACATGGAGGCGCTGGTGCGTGCGTTCGATGACCTGTTCGCCGAGTACTACCGCAAGTACCGCAGAGACACAACATTTTCAACAGGAGAAAGCAAGTGAGCAACAAAACAAAGTCAGGCATTTATTGGCGAGACATTCGCGCAGAAGGCGAGATCAACGGGCGCTGGGTAGTCGAGGCAAAAGACGGCACGCTAGTCGCAGACGCCGCCCCACTGGACGAAGACCAAAGCAACACCTTCACCGCACTCAATGGCAAATGCTATTGGGACACAACCAACCATTCACAGTGGACACCACGCACTTAAAGGAGAGAGCAGATGAAAGACCAACTGTTAGCAA